GTCGCCAAGATCGGACGGTCCGCACGTCTGGGCGAACGGTCCAGGGATCAGCGTGCTATCGAAGACACCTGTCAGGCGATTGAAGAGAAAGACGTTGACCTCGACGGTGGCGTTATTCTGGTTCGCCCTGCTCAGTACTACGCTCTGCTGCGTAACGACAAGCTCGTTAGCGCCGAGTACTCACTGGGTAACGGTAACTATGCTCACGGCATGGTTCTGCGTAGCAACGGTCTGCCGATTGTTAAGACCAATCGCATCCCGTCTGCTGCTATCTCAGGCCACTACCTGTCCAATGCCGGTAACGGCAACGCTTACGACGTAACTGCTGCTGAAGCGAAAGCTATCGCAGTCGTTATGCTGCCGCGTGCCCTGCTGGCTGGTGAAACCATTCCTCTGACTTCGAAGGTATACTACCACGATGTCGAGCTTCAGTGGTTCATTGACTCGTATCTGGCGTTCGGTGTTACTCCGAACCGTGCAGAACACGCTGGTGTTGTTGACACCGCGTAATCGCAATACAAGGTGGGGAGCTTCGGCTCCCCTCCCTGTTGCTAATGTGCTCTCGTGTGAGAGTGCATCACCAACAAGGAGACCCGTATGCAATATTTAGACGCAGTAAACTACCAGCTGGCCCTATTAGGTTCTCCACCTGTGGCCACTGTAGACGAACTGCACCCAGATGTGCAATCAGCTATTACTGCACTGACTGAGGCCAATAAGGCCATACAGAATAAAAGCTGGTGGTTCAACACAGACTACAATGTCAAAATGACACCAGACGCAACCACCAAGGAGATAACACTTGGTAGTTCAGTTTATGAAGTAATCGCAACGTCGCGATTAGGAGTGATCCAACGTGGTACGAAACTTTACGACACATATAATAATACTTACCAGTTTGACATTCCTGTATACATTAACACTGTTAACCGTCTTGATTGGGACTTGCTTGATGAAAGCGTGCAAGACACTATCAAGTTCCGCGCAGCAGTGCACGTCTGTGAGAACGATCTGGAAGACTTTACTAAAGCTGAGACACAGAAGGAATTCTTTCAAGCGGCTATCATCCAGATGAAGAAGACCAATCTGAAAATTCAGCGCAGGAATATCTTCACAACTCCACGTGTCGCACGTGCTATGTACCGTGTACGTCCGTACGCTTTAGCTAACGGCATGAGAAATCCTTTATACCCCGGAGGTTAATCAATGAGGACTTCAGGCTCACTCAAGTCTCTTATACATGGTATTACAACCGATAAGGCAAAGTTAGCCGACCCTCGATACCTCAAAGAGCAAATAAACATTCAGACGCAGAAAGACTCTGGGCTGCATAAGCGCCCGTCACTGCGTCAGAACTTAGTGGACTTATTCCCAACATACCGTTATGATGGGACAGTCCGCTCGATATTAAAACAGTTCCGCTTCCGGGACACTGACTATGCGCTGATGATTCAGTATGACGTAGGTCAGGAGTGGGACACAAGTTCCGCCAACCGCGCACTTGAAGTACGCGAGCTGGATACAGGGACAGTCGTACCCTCCACATGGGAAGAACGGAACTTCGCAGGATGCACAGACGAAGCCCACATAGAGTTCATCGAACAAGGTGATACTGTCTGGATACTGAACAAAGTACAGGTGCCAGCAATGGCAACTGACTTGCGAGTAACTGAGAAGACATCACACATACTTGTCAAGTCAGCACCAGCTGACAGCTCCTCCATGACGATCTCATGGGAAGACACAACGGGAACACCATTCTCCACAATAGTCACAGTAGGTACACCTATTGCAGGACGAGGCACAAATGTTGTAGCAGGTTTAATCTCTGCTGCCATTAATGCTACAGGTGGTATGACAGGTGTTACAGCAAGCTTCGCTGGCTCCTCTGTTGCAATAGTACGCACTGATGGTGAGTACGCTAAGGTAACAGTACAGGATGAAGACGCCGGTGGCGTATTGGTTCCGATTAATGGCTACCTGACAGACATCGTGGATTTACCCAGATGGCTTGCTGGTTCACAAACGTTAAAGATCAAGCCCGAGAAGAACTCGGAGCGCGGCGTATTTTACATGCGCTCAGAATCGGACACGTCAGCAACAGCACCAACTGTGCCCGCATCCGATGCAGAGTTTATATCAGCCAAGCACAACTACAACGCTAGCTACCCATCACGTTACAACACTGGTGTAAGTACCGAGACAGGTACGTCTGGATGTGGCGGCACATGGTTCTACGACTATGGTACTTGGACTTCCAAGTTAACTATAAGCGGGCTAGACGCAATACAGTTTATATTTCAGCACGACTTAAATGGTACAGGACTTCACTGGTTGGTCATTAGTCCATGCGGTGGAGCAAGCCCACCCGGATTTACATCAGGTGCTATAAGCCGTATAACAGTACGCAGAAAGAGTGACTTATCTTTGGTATACGATAGTCCAGTGACAGTCGCCGATGAATCAAGCTGGGGTTCAGGAGTGTACTATAGAATATCCACACCTGAGATTACTTTAACCACAGGTGAGTCGTACTACATCTACATTAACAAGACGGCAGGTTTAACCAATAACCTTACACAGGTAAACTGGGTAGAATCAGCTGGTGTAGATGAGAAGTACAAACTCGATGAAACAACCATGCCCTACTTGTTGACAAACGACGAGAATGGCGACGTAGTTAACAACACAGCTACATGGTCAGAACGTGGTGCAGGTGACGCGACTACAAATAAGGAACCCGCGTTCATAGGTAAGACTATTCAGGACATGGCTGTATTCCAGAATCGCTTATGCGTACTCTCGGACAATCAGTTAATTACGACGGAAACAGATGATAACCTCAGCTGGTTCCGTAGCACAGTAACACAACTCCTCCCGACACATCCGGTGAGGATTAGATCAACTGCAAAAGGTTTAGGCACACTGACACACTTGGTGCACCATAACCGAGACCTCATGATATTCTCAAACGAGGCCCAGTTGAAAATCTCCGGCGACATTGCGCTCACTCCCGAAGCTGGCGGTATGCCAGTGGCCGCGACGTACAGGACAGACACCTCAATATCACCAGTATCATTGGGTGACTCAGTGTTCTTCCCGTACACGTATGGTAAATACTGGGGTGTCTACCGATACTACCCGGATGAGCAAAGCTCGACAGATAAAGACGTGGCGATACCGATAACAGATCACACCAAGAAGTACATCGAAGGCACTCCACTAGCTATGCTGGGTGAAGAAAGCACAGGTGAACTATACTTGGTAACTGAAGAAGGTAACATCTACGTATGCGACTACGATACCGAAGTCACACGACAAGAAGACAGACGGTACGCGTGGTCTCTCTGGAAGCAGTTCGGAGATAAAACATCATTCACAATCAAGTCAGCTGTGCTGAGAGATCGTCAGATTCATCTGATGCTGGAAGACACTGCTAACGCAGAAGTAATCCAGTACTGCACTCTCAACACTGTTAATGATCCTACAGCAACAGACAAACGATTCCACCTTGACTTCGCATACGAAGATACGATTGATGGTAGTTACCAGATTACTCTGGAAACAAACCACCCGTTCACCGTAGCGGACATAAAGGTTATCGTTAATGATCCCACACATGCAGAATATGGTAACGCTATTGACTATACAGAAGCAGCAGGTGTACTTACATTCGACGCGGCATACGCTAACGTTGACGTGTTCGTAGGCCAAGGCTTCCGTTCTAGTATCAAACCACAGACTCAGTACATCACTGACCAAGGTGGTTTCATAAATAGTGCAACCAAGTTCCGCATAGGGCGCTGGTTCTTACACATGGCCGCATCGGCTACAGTGTGGGCTAAGATCATATCAAATCATTACACGTTCGACGATCAATTCTGGAGTGGCTTGTCTACTAATGACCTCTACTCAGAAATGAACGAGATCGGTGACAAAGATGGAGTCTTTGTAATCGCATACAAACAACGTAACGATTTGGCCGACTTGGAAATTTACTCTGATACTCATTTACCATTCAACTTTTTACAGTTGGAATGGATGGGTAACTATACATCCCGTGGAAGGAGGTTATAAATGGGTTGGCCTTTAGTACTAGGAGTTGTTGGCGCAGCCACTTCGTTACTCGGAGACTCCGGAGAGGATGAACAGGCTCGCAGAAGCGCTAAGCAGAACGGCATGGATGCCGCTGCACGGCGCGTATCTAGTGACAGACACATCGCAGCCGTTGAAAGCAACATACAGATCACAGAAGACAACCGCGAAGTTGCCATGTGGCTAGTTGAGCACAAGCAAGCTGAAGCAGAAGCTAAGGCCAGAGTTGAAGCAGCTGTCTCAGGCGTAGCAGGTGAATCTGTAGACGCTGTTGTTAATGATACAGAACGCACTGCCGCACTGGCCAAGAAGGAAATCGACAGGCAGACAGATGCCGAACAACGTCAGAACTCCATTGACATCGTTGACGCTACGCTCGAAAAAGCAACCGGCG